TTGTATCCATCTTAGACTTCGGTCTTTTATTCCTTTACTGTTTTCGTTCGATTTAGCGTATCTTGGATTCTCGATGATACTTGGATATAGGCACACTGTTTTTAATTGAATTTTGCCCCTTTAAAATCATTTTTACTACCATTTTGTTGTTACGGTTTTGTCCACTCCTTTAAATTTCATTTCTGGATCATAGTGTTGCGTTACTGTTGATGAGTTCATGGGGGGAGTTTGGTTCATTCTTTTTTCTGTGTATTCTCTGATCGCTTTTCCTGTTTTTCCTCCGATTACCATATTTCCTACTACTTGTGCGAGTTTGAGGATCGTGTTTGCTATTTCGGTCCAGTATTGGAGTTCTCGCAGATCTGCGGTTGCTTCTTCGGTTCTTCTTTTTGCTTCGGCTACTTTTGCCTCTGCTTCTTGATTTCTGCCTGCTGCGTAGAAATATGCGGCTTGAGCCATTGCGCTGCATGCGTCCGCGTTTATTTTGTTGATTTCTGCCGATAGTTTTTCGTCTGCGTATATGCTTTCCAGAGTTTTAATTGCTGCTGTTCCCTCGAGGATTTGTTTTTCGGCTTTCATCATATCGCCCTGGAATGATTCTTCTCCGAATACGATTTTACCGAATTTATCATCCTCTATTTCGAAGTATTTAGGTATTTCAATTTCTTTTCCGTCGATTGTTGTCTTTTCTGTGGGCTGCCATTTTACCATCTGGTCCCATAGTTGATTTGCTGTGTTGATAAAGCCTTTCCAGCCTTCGAACATTTCTTGTTTTATCTGCCATATTCTTTTTTCGATTATTGTTGTGGTTTCTTCTCTGTTCTTGCCTGCTTCTGCTTCGAGTGCTTTTGCCTGAGTGTTGAGCAGGTTGATTTCTGCTTCATTCTTCCGTTCATTCATTCGTACCTGTCGTAATGACATTAATGCCTGTAGTTGTGCATTAGGATCGGCCGCTGCTCCTGCACCTGTAGCTCCTGTTGCACCCATTGGAGCACCTGTTGTTGATCCGGCTCCTCCGCCTCCGGCACCTCCTTTGCCGTACATTAGGCCGGGAGATAACCCCGCTGCATCCATTTGTGCTACTTGGTTGGCGTAGCTTTGGTCTTGGTAGGTTCTGTTGTATAATACCTGCTGTCTTTCGAATGCATTCTCCGCTGCCATTTCTCCGTATTTGTAATTTATTTTGGCTGCGTTTTCTACCATTTCTTTCTGCTGCCTTATCTGTTTCCTCCTGCCTATGCCCAGCATGTTGAGAATTCCCGATGTGCTGCCTATTATTCCCGAGAGAGGGTTTGCAATGCCTTCTCCTTTTTCGAGTAATTTCAATAGATCTTTGAAGTTCATTTTCGTTCTTTTCTTTAAAAGAATTTATACAATTGTTCTTGTTATATATGTATAAACGTCTACCGCCCTGTGCCACATGCATTTGTGAGGGTTAAAAGAGGGGGGGCGGAATCGACCCCCCTCTTTGATTTTTGGTTGATCTTTATACGACTGCTTTAGCTTTTTTCGGGATCGGTTTTTGCTTCTGTCCCGAAATCTTTTACGGTTTCGGTTTCACCCTTGTTTTTTGCTATTTGGCTTGCTGCGCTTTTGTTGATTTTGTCGATTGCGTCTATTGCCACCTCAAAGCGGTCTGTGCGGATATCGTATTCTGGCAGCACACCGTCTTTTTTTTCTGTGTAGATTGTTGGGAATACTCCGTCTTCCATGCTGCTTGACTCTCCGCTGATTATTTTTCTTAGTTTTACCTCTCTTGGTTCTGCTTGGTATGTGAGGTCTGGATTGTTAATGCATCCTTTTCTGTTTGTTGCTGTTTTCATGGTGTTATAAATTTGGAATTTGTTTTGCTGACATTACTCGGCGTGCTGTTACATCGAATGCTACTTGTACCCAAAAGTTTTGCGAGCTTAGTCTTGACTCTGCGAATATGTTGTTGTATATCGTAGGATCAATGTAAGTTGATGTGTTGCCTATTGTGTGGTCTGAGTTTTCTTCGTATACTCTGTTTAAGCACATAAATGCTAATGGCATTCCTGCGGCAAATTCGCCGTATGTTTCGTTTACGTCTGTTGTGTATTCGATCCATGACGGTTGTTTTCCTAATGATTGATATGTTAGTTCATGGCTTCCGATGGCTTCTGTACTCCACGCTGCTGCTTCTTCTGCTATCAGTTCTTGGAACCCGATTGCGTCTAATGTTGGCTTGTGGAAGTCATCCATGTTTTCCAGTCTTGTCCACCATTTGTTGCCTTGGCTGTAATCAATTCGAGGTGTGATTGATCCCAGGGCCATAATCATGCTCGGTTCTGTGCATTTGATTTTTATTCCCCTTCCGGATTTGTACATGGTTGCAACTCCTCGTCCGGCAAGTGTTCCCAGTGGTTCTTCGTCTGTTGCTGAGTTTGATACGATTTCATCAAATGCGATTTCACTTTGCATTCCGCCGCAGAATATAGGTGATTCGGGTAGCGTTGCGCTTCTGATTCCATATGTCGCTTCTCTCCATGCTTGGTAGGTGCCGTCTGTAATGGCTACGCGGTTAAGCATGTTGAAGATCTTCTTCTGGAGAATTAGAGCATCCATCGTAAGTTTGCCGTCGCTTACATCTACGGCTGTGATTGAATTGATTCCACCTGTTGTTCCGTCGATCCATTCGGTATTCAGCCAGTTGTTGAATCTGTCGCTGAGGTATGTTTTTACTGCTAACCCTGCTTGTGAATACCATGCGTTTGAACTGGCATATGTTTTACTGCGGTTATAGTTTGGTAGTGTTAGGGTTCCTGTTGCGGCTCCGTATGGCATTGTAATATTGTTTATTATATATGCCGATGTGCTGGGTGCAGCTAAGATTTTAGTTCGTTCATCGTCGATGTTTTTTAATGGAAATGGTGTTAATTTGATTTTTTTGTTGTCCGGCATTGTTATCGAATTCTCTCCGGTCGCACCCTCGTTGTATGCGATTATGATCTTCTTTTTGACTTTATACGTGTAGATCTTGGTTGCTTTTCTCGGGTTTCTTGGTTCCCTGAGTCCCAGTGCCTCCGGATCTGTTCGTTCGAATACAAATGCGTCTCCGAGTTTCGTTAGTTCGTTTAATTTCTGAGTTGAATCAGGAATGTTCGTTAAGAACTGGATCTCATTGACTTCTTCGGGTGAGACGTTCTCCTCGAACTCTAACTTGATGTACCTTGGACTTTCAGTTGTTGGTGCGATCGTGTATTCTTGGCTTTTGTTGTTCGTCCATGTCTTGAGCCATTTGACCCCATCCCCTACGCTTAGTTTCTTCCAAATATGGCTTATTCCGGTGATTACGTATGCGTTTTCTTCTTGCTTGTTGGCATAGTAGTTTTTGAATATATCCCAGTATGCCAGATTGAATATTGCAGGAAATCTTCGGACGTATTGATTTGTGACGGAATATCCAAATCCTTTTATTCCTAAGTACGAGAGCAGCGAGCTTGGATTGACTTGCCCTCTGTTGGTGTCGTTTTCATAGATTGATGTGTTGGCGGTGTTGACTATGAATTGCGGTAATAATACTTTGCTCATGTTCAGCCCTACTCCCAGAGCATTATTATGCAGCGCTGCTATGTAGAGTCTGATCGGAATTACGAATATATCGATTTGATGTTTGAAACTTCCGAATACAGGTCCGGTTGTTGGTAGGGTTTTCACCTTCGTTGTGATGTCGATGTAGAATGTCGTTCCATCCAAACCTATCTGACACCAATAGGGAACGATCGTGCCGCATGCCTGTGATGTTCGGATTATTTTTCCTACGTTGTGAGACGATCTGCCGAAATTAGGCAGATATACTTCCATTTTGCTTTCGCTTCGGAGTCTGTCTCCTCCTAATGTTTTTTTCATGGCTTATTTTTCTTGAGTGTTTATCATTTGATTATTTGCGTGTGATATGAATATGAGCGTTGCGGTTAGGATGTCCTCCCACTTTTTTTGAGCCAGATGTTCTTCAGCATCTTCTTTAGTGTTGAATTCCTTCCCGTTTACGAGTGCACCGCACGTTGTGATTACCCATTTGTTGTTTTTGTTGCGAATCAGTACGAACGGGCCCTTTTCTGATATTGCTCTTTCTTCGATTTCGAGGTTTACATTTTTGATTTCTTCCTCTCTTTTCTTGCTTTCAGTAAGCAGTTGATTTCTGAATTTCTTTTCCATGTTATTTGATTTTTATTGATTTTGACACTTCGATTGTGTCGATTTTGATGCCGTTTGCTTTGAGATGGTACTTGTTAGTGCATCCCTGTTCGATGATTACAGCGGCCGCCGCGCCGATCGCAGCTGCTATTACCGCGATCCATTTTACGATTTTCTTTACTTTTTCATTCATAGGTTTAGTGATAATTGATTGTTAGTTTTTTTGATCATTACGATTCTTCTTACAGTGGGATAATACAGTTTTTTTGTTTTTTCGTAATTGTATTCCCAGTCAGTTACTTCGTAGAAGCTTACGCCGGTTCTTTGTGCTTTTTGAGATATTACGTATTCTTTGTCGTATACCTCTCCGTCTTCTGTTACGTAGTATGTCCCTTCATAGTTGAATTCTTGCCGGCGCACTCTTTCGGAGCCGATTAACTTTGTAAGATTGTTGGATCTTGCTCCGATTCCTCCTCTGTCGTAGGTTTCAGTATTTTGTTTCGTGTTAGGATGTCTTCTAACCTCCTGATTCCGAATTCTGTTTCCCATATTTCACGAATTAGTTTTTCTTTCCTTATAATTAAGTCTGCATATCCTTTACATATTTCCTTTTTTTCTCTTTCCGTCATATTTTTTGATTGATTGCCAATATTTTACTGCGTTTACATATTCCTTGTATTGTTCTATTGTTTCTACTTTGATAGGAGTTTTATTGTAGTACTTTACTTGTTTTTCTTCTTTTATGATTCGGAGGGCTTCGCGTTCTTGAACTGTCCATATTTTTTGTTTGTAGTATGTTGGCAGCGCTATTTTTATTCCTGAGGTTGTCCTGTATGTTTCTTCTGTGAATCTGTCTTGATATCTATGCCTTTTAAGTGAGTTCTTGTTTATATAGTCTTTTCCGATCCCTTTTGAAGTGAATATCTTCCCGTTGAACTCAGGATTAGCTTCGTCTCTCTTTGTCACATATTTTACGATGTAGTTTATTGTTTTCTCGTTTACTTCATGCCCGAAGAATATCCACCCGTACCCCCATTCCTTTTCGAATTGCTCCTCTGTTAGTTCTGTCCATATGAGGCCGTGCAGATGTATTCTTTTGGTATTGTCATGTCCCATTTCTGTGATTAGCCAGTGTTTGAGTGGTGTTTTGTACTTTTTCCACCATCGCTTTCTGAATAGGCTGATTGCCTTTTGAGCTGCTTTGTTCGGTTCTTTTTCGTCATATTCTAACTTTTTTAGGCTTTCCTCGGAGAATGTCAGCGTTGCAAATATAATGTTTTTTGGATTATATTTTATTTCTTCCATTAATCTTACTCTCCATTCATTTGCTTTTGCGCGTCTGCATTCTTCGCAGTGTCCGCATGGAATTTGTATCCATCTTAGACTTCGGTCTTTTATTCCTTTACTGTTTTCGTTCGATTT